GCATAATATGTAGCACTCCCAATAGTTCCGGTAGTGTAAGAACTTCCACTGGAAGTATCAACAAATGCACTAACTATATCGCCAACTTCTAACTGCGCACCATCTAAATACCAAGTACCTGACGTACCACTATCCGCAGTAAACTTAACTGCAAAAGTTACAGTAGGGCTACTAAATATAGACGCATTTAAAATAATACTTTTATCTAGACGTACCCAGTTACCTGCTTGAGCGTACACGTAATCTGCAGGGTTTGATCCCAGCACTGAGTAGGAACTTGCCGAAGTAATGTTTAGCTGGAACTTTCCGGCCACCGCAGCGTATACATATACTGACCCTGAGAAAACATCGCCAACGTTAGGAAATACATATGTAGAACCACCTGTCATCTTTGTAGGTAAAGTTACAGAGGTAGTAGCTGTAGTGGAAGCCGTAGAGTAAGCAATAGCCCCAGATTTAGTTCCAAACTTTTTCTGAGAGGTACTTGCGGAAATAGTGCCGGTGCCCGCACTTACACTCCAGTTTGAAGCATCTACTTCAAAACTAGGGTTAGATACAAAGTTTGTTCTAAGTCTGGTTTCCCAAGCACAGTCACTTGCGTAAATATAATCCTTAGTAACCAGTTCACTAGTTTCAGCGGGAGGACCACCGTTGCCTTGAAAGTATAGTCCCGGAGTTATACTTTCTTCTAGCAGAGCAGCATCAACCCACCAATTTCCTGAAGGAGTTGAAGTAAACTCAAGAGACACTACAGCAGACGGTAAACCATTTGGGCCAAAGTATTCTGGAGATAACGCCGTAACACTGATACGAGTCCAGTCACCGCCAGCAGCTAAAGTAACTTCGCTTGAACGTGTCTTGTATGGGGTAGGGCTAAAGTAAGATCCGCCAGCATCTGTAGATGCGTTAGCTTGTTCAGAAAATTTTTGTGGTGAGTTAAACTCTATAGCGGCCTTAACCCCAACAGCAGAAGCACTCTTTACATAAATACTAAAAGTATAGTAAGTAGATGGAGTTAGATTTTTTACCCAATCAGAGTACAGCACTGAACCTACGCCATTAAACTTAGCCACTGCGACTCCGCCCGAGTAAGGCGGGGTTTGTGTAAAGTCTTGAGCAAATGTTCCTGAACTAGGGCTTATAACATTCCAACTAGAAATGCCCTCTTCAAAGTTAGGATTATTAATGTAGTTAGTTCTAGCGCCTCGGATAGCAATTTTTACATCTCTAGGATCCTCGTAGACAAAATCGCCAATACCGTAATTAACACTAGCCACTAAGCTTGGGTAAACATTAAATGAGAAGTAATCTAAAGCTATTGAGTCTCTAGCAGAAGTAGTGGTGTTACTAATAAGCCCTGCAGTACTAATGTAAATGCCCGCATAAGCAGCATTGGCTGGTGAGTAAGCCGCAGCGTAGGAAGTATTGGATTCAAATTTATACCACGAACCAGGTGATCCCTTTACTAAGGTGACGGTAGTTCCTGCGGTAGCGTTAGACAAGAAATTACCCTGTGCGTCGTACCAGTTTATTTGAGCAGTTATTGTGCATGCATTTGTTGTATGAGCATTAGTATCCAAAGCTTTTGCCCAACCCGAGAATAAGTAAGGAACTCCCGGGGATATAGGTATAAGTTTTCCAAGGGTTTCCTCAGTAGACGTTTCTGCACCGTAAGATTTAATTGTTGGATCACTATACGCATTTGAAGTAACTACTGCATTACTTACATTAATGGTGCTAGTACCCATACCTGTTTGAGAAGTATTCCATCCGCTAGCCGGTTTTACGGGGATAGCAAAACTATTAGTAAATCCATTATCAACAGGTGCTGGACTAGCTAGTACTGTCCAAGTACCATTAAAATTAGCACTGCCAGTAATAGTTACCGTGTCGTTAGCAACAAGCCCATGCACATGGGCTCCAAGGTTAATTGTTGTGTATGCTGAGCCAGCAACGTTAGTAAAACTATCTACAGTAAATCTGTTAGTTACAGTAACTGGAATGCTAAATTGTGTGTCGGATATCTTTGTAATAGTTCGATTACTCAAGTTAAATACTGTTGGTTTTACGCCCGTAATAGACACTACTCCACCAGTAGTTAACGCATGCTTATCTGTAGTAGTAATTATAAGGGTTGCCCCAGGGCTTAGTGATTCAATCAGGAGCCCTTTGGTTAATAGTCCGTAACCATCGGTTAACTTAGTAAGTGATAAAGCAGTAGCAGATGTAGGTTGATTTTCTCCCGTAACAGCTCGGGACTTATACTGGAAGTATCCACCAAGGCTGTACCAATTACCGCGGTCACCTTCAAAAGAAGAGTCTGCCGTACCAGGCAATAGGTTCTTACCAATAGTGATGTTGGCATTAAAATTAGTTAGCGCCTTAACATATTTTTGCAAACCAAGGCGGGTTCCCTTTAGAGAATTAATAATATTTCCAGATCTGTATAGGGATCTGTGGTAGTTATCACCTAGTGAAGGTTCGTAGCTAAACCCTAGGGAAGTAACTGCATACGGCAGTAACGTGTGTGGGTAAATTCTGTAGTCAGATATATTACTAATAACTTTTACTTCAGCACGAAGCTTGTCGTAGTAAAACCCAAAGTTTTTTAAGAAAGTGTAAATATCTGTACTTGAGTCTAATGTAAAATGAATTGAGTCTAGATCAGGACTAGATTGAGAATTATTAATTGAAACGGAACAATAGTAGGTATTACCGCCATATGTAACTATGTCGTCACTAGAGTAGTTGCTTCCAGAACTCCACGCACCTTTTATAGAAGATGCGGCTGCCGTAGCAAGTTTAGGGATATCTGGCTCACCTAAAGCGTCGCCAGACTTGCTAGTCCAAACATTAGGTAGAAGCTTCAATAGCTTGTACGTTGTGTCGTTATCATCTTCAACAATAATTGCATCGGCAGACCCTACGTTTAGCCAATTACGCGTAGTAGTGTTGGCACCTACTAATATCCATAAAGAGTAAGTAACAATTACGCCTACAGGGAATACTGTGTCAACGTCAGTAAAAGAATTACCTACTACAACATATGAAGCTGAGCTAGTGAGGTTAGTGTCAGATCTTACTATGGGGGCGCTATTTGGGTAGTCTGGTGCGCCACCTACAGTCTTTACTATTTTCCAAGCATAGATAGTTTCAGAAGAAGATAAAGGACTAACGCTATTCCAAGAAAGCTTTATCTTTCTGTAGTCAATGTGTTCCGCTGTAAGGCCACTATTGTAGTAGCTTCCTGCAGTACCTGCAGTAACAGGATTTCCGTAATAATTTAAACCGTAGAGCGAGGAGCCATAATTGCTCATATTTTAGTCCTACCTTAAGAATGAGTCTTTAGGGTTCTCAACAATATGTTGATGAAACTCCCCTGAGAGCTTAGCTACTTCCTCGCTAATATCGTATACTCTTTCTTCAATCTTATCAATTTTGTCGCCAATTTTATTAACAGCTTCTCGAAGACCTCCGCCATTTGGTCCAAACTGGTTATTAATTACCTCTAGTTTTTGCTTCATAACGGCATACTCAATGCGAGCAGAAGTATGTCTTTCATCTATCTTTTTCCATAAAGCATATGCTGAAGAAAGAAACGCAGCTAATACAGAGGTAATAACAGCTAGCTCTGCAATAGTAGATAAGGTAAAGTGCATTACATACCTGCTAACATTAGTGGGTTTGGGGCAGCTAAAGCTCCATAGCTCATCAAACCATTTTCAATATTATTAAGACGATCGGCAAGAGTAGTCCAACTAGTACTCTGAGTAAAAGAGGAACCACCGGTCCATGTAGACGTTCTTACTGCAGCAGCACCTAAAACAGATTCAATAGCCGCTACTTCGTCTTGCAATGAATTGACATGCGACGCATAGATAACGTCAGTTGTGTCATTCTTAGTAGTAAAACTAGCTATGCTACTAGGAAAAGATGCTGCCATTGGGTCTCCAAAATTAAGTCTCTATAAGAAGTATATTATTAAATTCCACCAGTAGTGGTTAAAACTAACCTATCTCTGGTTAAATACGGAATTTCATTTGTATTTATAGTTATATCTGAAGTAGTTTTATATACCGTACCCGCTACTGTGATAGCTCCAGGATTAGAGCCAATGTTTACGACAAGCGTTGACCCGTTAGTACCAGTCTGTGCGGTCCAAGTTCCATTGTAACCACTTGGTGTAACTCCAGAAATAGTTACTGAATCTCCAATACTAAGCCCATGATTACCAGCAGTAGAAAGGGTAATATTAGGGTTAGCATACGTAGGAGTTTGAGTATTAATTACGTTTAGGTTTGAGTTTCCAGAAGGAGCTTTATGTACAAGGCCTCCAACTGTAATAGCCCCAGGATTAGAATTAATGTTTACAACAAGCGTGCTACTTGTAGTTCCAGTTTGTGTAGTAAAAGTACCGTTGTAACCATCTGGCGTAACCCCAGAAATAACTACTGAGTCTCCAACACTAAACCCATGAGGTGTTGAGGTTGAAAGAGTAATATTTGTAGTACCTGATGGGGTTTGAGTATTAATTGTGTACTGCGTACGACTACATAGGTAGTTAAACGTAACGTTATTAACTCCGGGGGTGTTCATTAAAGTCCTATAAATATCGGCCTGGTATATGTCGTCTCCAAAACCATAGCCATTGTAAGAAAATAGGCCAGTATCCTGATTAAGCAGCCTACTTGCAACATTTACCTTTGCATCTAAAGCCTTGTAGTTATCAGAAACTACTAGGTTAGCGCTAATAAATATAGGTACATATGTAGGAGGGTTAATTGTTAAAGTAGTATTGATAGGACAACGAGTTCCCACATAATTCTGAACAGCATTAACTAAAGCTGGAAATTTTAGTGGATCAATTGCGCCCGTAGTAGTTCTGCCAGGAGTAGGCGTACCATTACTATAAGGTTGGATGTAAAGATTAACTATAGTGTATACAGATGAAGTAGCTGAAGCTCTTGCTACACCAGGGACTAGAACAGCTAATGAAGGGTAATCATCTAGGGTTACTGCTCGGTTTCTAGTCTGCATAGCGCTTTGAATATTAACTCGCAGCTGCGACATATCTTCCATGTCAGCACCATCAGTAGCACTATTTGAGCTTGGGTTTACAGTTAGACCCGAAGGTACTGAACTACGCCCAGGCACATAGGAAACAACAGCAGTCAACATATCTGTATTAGATAGGTTTCCGTATGAACCATAACTAGTTTGGTAGGTCGCACTAATTGGATCACCATTATTAGGGACTGCGCCGTTAATGCCATCCCCAAACAAGATTACTGTAGTGCCATCATTTTTAATCTTTGTTGTGTAGATCTTATCAGTAAACCCATAGTCAATTAGGCTGTCAACGTAGTTCCACTTTGTTAATCCCGCGGACTGGCCTACCCACACTACAACTGAGCCGTCAACTACTCCGGTTTCCGGTATCTCTAGTTCTTGGTATGCATACCCATCTGACGTACCTAAGGTTACAGGTAGCGGGTAGTAGTTAGTATCCAGCCCACTTGAGGTTGAAGTGTTTGAAGTTAGTACTTGGTTAAATATAACTGGCCCACTGTTTGACCCATCTGCAATATCAGATAGTGCACTTGCTAGCTCAAAATAGATCGTAGAGTATGGTCCGCTAGATGGCGTCACTTTAATCTGGGTACCAATAGGAAGGCTAATTAAAGAACCCGTATTATTAATTAAAGTTGCGTACACAGAGCTAGGCACTGGTCCAGAAGGACTGTAGCCATAAGTTTCAGCAAAATTAATTAGGTTACTCAACTGAGTAGTAGTTTGAATATTGGCCTCATTGGCAGCTCTGTCAATGTAGTACGACATTAAATCTCCCATGTAGGAGAAAGCATTTACTAAAGCTACGCCAAAATCAGACTCGCTGTCGCCTGACCAGTCAGGGATACTCTGCTTAATTACTTTAGTTAATTCACTTTTTAAAGCGGAAAAGTCTTTTGCTGTATAGTCAATTTGTGGAATGATCACTGTATGCTGCCTGAAATAGTTCCGTTACTTGAAAAGATGGATGAGTTAATAGCTATACTACCATCTGCACCATTAGGAAGGCTCACTAAAATATTTGCAGTATATTGTGGGTAATCTGCGTCCTGAATAGGAACAAACTGTATATCTACAATGTTAATTTCAGGCAAGTACCCGTTTATAGCTCTATAGATAGCTTCTCGAACTGCAGGTAAAAAGCTACCCATATTCTCATAAAGACTTCTTCCCATATCAAATCCAAACAATGGATCCATAGGTTTTTGCAGTACGGCCGTAGATATAACAGATCTAATCTTGCCCATGTACAAATCCGTATAGTCATTAGATGTACGTATTCTTCCCCCATTATCTAGGGTAAATGGAAAAGCTATTGAAGTAGCCATTATATGTTTCCTTCCAGCGGAGCTCGTTCATCTCTATTTTGGTAAGTAGATGGTGATGGGAATAACATAGAAAAGCCTATTTCCAAAGGCTTAATTGAGTAGACATTAAACTTATCTAGCTGCTTGTAAAAGAACCAATCTGGTGGAAGTGCCACTTCCTTAGCAACTTCTGCCAGCAACTTCTCTGCGCTAGCGCGGTTAATTACGTAGCAAGCTAAAGACCAATCTTGATATGCAATGCAGATACTTGGTTGACCAATCTCTTTAGTTTCATTATACAGCGGCTCATGCATTGGGTGTACGTGAAGGGATAACATGTCCCAGTCTTCTGGGAGCTGTTCTATAAAGGTATCAAAGGCATAGAAAAAACCCTTAGTAGCATAAAAATCATCTTCCATAAGGATAAGATAATCAGCGTCTGTTTCAAGGAAATTTTTCCAGGCAGTATAGTTAGATGCCCAAATACCAATCTCTCCAAACATCCAGCCAAGCCCGCCATCAAGAGCAATAAAGCCTTCCCTCTTTAAATTAAATTCAGGGTTTGCCTCAAGAAATGCTAAGGCTTCTTCTTTATTAGAGATACTAATAGTTGGAGTATCAAGCTTTTCATGCCTAGCTGAAAATTCTTCTTCAAGCTTAATAACGTTATTTCTTCTTTGAATGGAAATTGGAGACCCATCTTCCATGTGGAATACGTTATATACAAACTTCATTATGACCACGTTCCTAAACGAGTATTAATTTTAGTTAATTGGATATGTGAGCCCGCATAAATCTTAAAACCACCATTTGCACTTTGTGAAAATTGTGGAGTTAATGTTGTGCTAGAAGAGCCAGTAGTTAAAAATCCTTGAATAAGAATTCCATAATCAACACCTGTTGTTGCTGAAGAACCAGTAACTACTATTGCTGCTTCAGAGGATTGTGTACCTGATACAGCAACAGAAGCAGGGTTATTTCCAGTAAATACTGCCTCAAATGTAGGTACTGTAGGAGAAGTAGTTAAACGTATAGAGGCCGTTGATGTTGTAGCAACAGTTCTAGTTAGTGCAGCAAAAAATCTAAAAGAATACGTAGTATTTGCTTCTAAAGTTACAGCAGTAGAACCACTTGTAAAAATAGATGTCAAAGTAGCAGTACTACTTAATGTAATAGCAGTGTCTACTTTATTAAATAAAGTAATACCAGAACCATCTGAAGAAACAATAGCTGTGTTAACTCCAGTTCCTCCATACGTAGTTCCAAGAATAGACCCAGTAGATACGTTAGAGAAATCGTTATAGCCTAAGTATTTGGAGTTGGCCCCATCGTAGTATTTGAGTGACCCAGAGAACGACCACAGATCTCCTGAAACTGGAGCCGATGGATTTGTAGAACCAGCACTTGGCACATTTATAGAAGCATAGCTACTTGTACCTGCGGCTAGGGTAAGCTTACCGCCACTAATACTTGGCGCAGTAATAGTTGGGGAAGTAGCAAGCACTACGTTTCCAGAGCCAGTAGTGCCCACGGTACCTAGTACGCCTGCTAAAGTATTTGTAACAATGCCAGCAGTATTTAAACTTGAAACAGTCAGACCAGTTACGGAGACTGCTCCGCCAAAATATGAAGCACCAGAATTAACATAGAGCGCATAACTATTAGTAATGCTTGTGTTCGTACCTGCAACAGGAGCGCCTGCAATGTAGATGTTAGATGCGTTAGTAGCTGTTAACCCATTAGTTGATGAGAAGGTTGGTGCACCAAAAGAACTCATTGTTCTATGAGCAACTGTTGCTCCAGCAGTGCTTGCTGTGTCCGTTACTGTAGACGCTGCAAACTCTAAAGCAGCACCATTAGTTGTCCATGTTGTATTGTGACCAGTTTCGTTACCAAGTCTGTAGATCTTTGCGTTTAGGTTATTTACTTTTCCTAAATACATCGCAGCCCCACCAACGGGATTTAGCAGCAACCCTTGAAGACTGGTTAAGCCATCAGATGTTTTAGCCACAACAGTGTGAGAAGTATAGCTAGAAAAACCTGTGTTTATACCTCCATAAGTATAGAAACCAAATTGACCAGTACCTAAAAGGGTACCGCCATCTTTTGGCAAATAAAAAGTATTAGACCCAACACCACTACTAGGAATAGTTGTATTAGGATCTGCGTATAAATAGGCACTTCCATTATTACTTGCTCCTATAAGTTGGAGGCTATCCCCAGCATATAAATATTTAGCCGCTACACTTCCAGTAACAGCAAGAATAGAAGAAGACGTATTAATGTTACCCGTAGCGGTAATGCCACCAGTAGCTGTTGTTGCAACAATCACGCTGTTGCCTCCAGCACTAGAAGATTCAATAGTAGTAAGACCGCCACCACCGGCCCTACCTATAGGCATGTAATTTGTATTGAAATAGTCTAGGCCGGTTCCGCCATTAGCTACAGGCAAAGTACCTGTAAACCCTGAAGCAGCCAATCCAAAAGAACCAACATATCGGTAGCCATAGATAAATACCCTATAGTTGCTGGAGCTGTACAGTGTAGAGGTAAAGGTAGATGGCATAGACCCACTAATAAAGTTTAAGGTTCCAGCTTGGTAGTCAAAGAAAAATTCTCCACCAGCAGAATCACCGTCTTGATAAATACGTATACCAGTTGCTGAAGGATCTGAGGTTCCAGTCGGAGCAATGTAAGCCTTAATTGCGTAGTTAGGACCAAACTCCTGAGGGATCCAATCGGTCAGATTCGTTTTCCAAGTTTGTGGGACACCGCTAATTAAGTTAGAAGAAAGATCTGCAGTAGCTTCAATTCTTGCAGTGCCGGTATAGACCTGGACATATGAAGTAGTTGATGTTGGTGGCGTAGGGTTAGGGATCTGAGAGGAGTTAGCCCATAACTTATCTGAACGCAACAATGGCGGGCTAGCAATTGTTTCGTTATTTGGGCTCTTGGAGGTAGGCGTGTCAGTTTTAGCTACGCCAAATAGCTTCTTATACAGAAGATCAATTTTTGAGGAGTCTGAAATAGCCATTAGTGTGTCGCTGCTCCAATAGATAATGCCGTAACACTTTGTCCGCTTGTCATAGCAATTCTAACATAAACGATGGGGTAGGAAGAGGTAGTAGGTACTGTATTAAAAGTACACGTATACCCACCAGACAAGGAAGTACTGGTGGCCATTACGCCACCAACAGCACAGCCGTTAGTTCCTGTAACACCCGTTCCAGTAGTACCGATTTGTCCAACGCCGTTAACTGCGCTGCTCATATTCATCCAACCATTAGTTGTTGGGCAAGAAGTATCCATAGGAGATCCTGGAACTTTAACCCAGCATCCGGCAATACCGCTAGAGGTTATATTTATATCAAACTTTGATAGCGGGTACACCGAGAATTGAAACGTAAAGTATTGAGTTGTAGCACTTGAATGACTTGTGTAACTTGGGCCACCAGTAGGAAGGATTCCAGTGTAATCACTTGCATCCCATTTAAGTACGCCAGCAACAATCTTTGCCTCATTAGGATATGAAGCCAAACTTGTACTAGACGAATAAGTAGTAGGGGTGCCCACTGAGGGAGTATTAGTAGTATTGTTTGCGGCCGCAATTAAAGTACGCCCAGTACTAGTAGGGGATAAAGAG